ATAATTATGGAACTTTTTACAGAAGAAGTTTTATATCCAGAACCAGGAAAGTTTTATACTTTTTTCTACAATGCAAAAACACCAAAATTAGAATATGACCAACATCCATTAATTGCTTGCACTTCACTGGAAAGGTGGGGGTTTAGAGGAATTAATTTTCATTGGAGAAAGGCAAGGCAATATACTTGGGAAGAAGTCTCAGGAAAACTTCATATTGTTAAATATAATGAACTTGATGAACTACTCACAATACCTTATGCAAAATTCCGTCTAAATAAATAAAACCATTCGTGTCTAATGGCAACTAGACTACCTCCAGGTCAAGGAGCACTTCAAAACTGGAACAATATAAATTTAAACAAACCAGAGCAATATTCATCAGAATTTATTGTTGGTGGAAATAAGTTTGCGAATGTAACTGATGTTTCCACAGGACAGAGACAATTATATTTTGTGCAACCTGTATCTAATCAGAGAGGGTTACTCACAACAACAAATGCAGATGGAACAATAACAAAAGGTGGTAATTATGATAACTTTAATCAAGGTAACCCAGGAAAATTAGCAGCAGCAGAAGCAGCAAGCAAACAGGCATCTGTTGTACTTTTATCAACTCCAAATATATCAACACCAGCAGAATCAGCAGCAATAAAAAATTCAAGTCAATTTAAATCAACTGCTGCTGGAAATAATGCAGCAACTGGTGGATCTGCTAGTGAGTCTGCTCCAGTTGTAAACCCACCATTAGACAAAGATACAAAAAAAGGAGATGCAGGATCTTTTGTGTATCCTGCAAACTTGGCTCAAACGCATCAGGATATAATTAAATTTAATCTGATAAAATACATCCCCGGTGGAATTCCAACCCCAGGTAGATCGGGAAGACCTGCTTCAGGTGAAATATTAGGAACTGTTGTTCTTCCAGTTCCTAATAACATTTCTGATGTCAATGCTGCCGAGTGGGGAGCAGATAAAATGAATGCTGTTGAAGCTGCAGCAGCAGCTGCTGCTTTTGCAAGTATTACGGATGGTTTTGGCGCAGGAATGGAAAGTGTTGGGGCATCTCTTAAACAATTTGGATCAGATCCAACAAGCAAAAAATTTGTAGCAGCTGGGTTTGCCGGTGCAGCCATGGGTGGTGAAGGTGCTAAAATATTATCAAGGGCAAGTGGTCAAATTGTAAATCCTAATGTGGAACTCTTGTTTAATGCACCAACATTAAGAGCTTTTAGTTTTACTTTTAAATTAGCAGCAAGAAATCCAGATGAAGGAAAAACAATTATTAAAATTATAAGATTTTTTAAGAGAGGGATGTCTCCAATTAGATCAGAATCAAATTTATTTCTAAAATCACCTAATACATTTACAATTCAATATATGAAGGGGGACGCAGATAACCCCAACATAGGTAAAATAAAAGAATGTGCCCTACAAAGTATAACTACTAACTACACTCCTGAAGGACAATATGCAACCTTTAGTGATGGTGTGATGGTTTCTTATCAAATTACAATGCAGTTTTCAGAACTTGAACCAATATTCACTAAAGATTATGATAGTTCACCAGATGGAATAGGTTTCTAAAATGTCAAGTTATTTTCAAAGAGTTCCAGATTTCAATTATGTTAGCAGACTTCCTGATTCTAAAATAGGAGATTATATTCGTGTAAAGAATTTATTTAAAAAAGGAAAACTCAGAGAAGACATTTTTCAGAATCTTGCCTTTTTTGAGAAGTATAAAATCATTGGAGATGCTCGTCCTGATAATGTTGCATTTGAAGTTTATGATGACTCCTCATTAGATTGGCTTATTCTTTTATCAAATAATGTTCTTAATGTCCAATCAGAATGGCCATTACCTCAAACAGATTTTGATAGATTTGTATTAGATAAGTATGGTGATTATAATACTCTTTATAATGGTGTTCATCATTATGAAACTATAGAAGTTAAAAATAGTCAAGGAGTTGTAATTGTTCCTAAAGAACTTCATGTAGATTCTTCTTATTCTGTAAGTTATTACGATAATCTTACAGGTGAACAAGTTACTACAGGAAATATTGCAACTCCAATCACAAATTATCAATACGAAGAAGAAATAGACAATAATAAGAGAAATATTTTTTTACTTAAACCCAGATACTTAAATATAGTTTTTGATGATATGGAAGAAATTATGGTATACAAAAAAGGATCCACTCAGTATGTGAGTGAATCCTTGAAGACTGGAGATAATATCAAACTCTATAGTTGATTACTCTGCCAATTTTTGGAAATATGAGAGTGCATCATCCTCATCTTCATCAATAGCAGTGACTGTAGGAAGTGTAGGAGACTTAGAACGAGTATAAGACTGCTCAATTTCTTCTAGAACTTTAGCCTCACGATTTACTGGTTGATTATAAGATTCATACTCCTCTTCTTGTTCAACCACAGCACGAGATTGTGTAGGAGAAGAAGTATGAGTCAAACCAAGAACCATATTCATTCTACGCTCAAGATCCTCATAGGACTTAAATTGATCTGGTGCAGTGATTGCAATTAGAGAATGCTCTTTCTTCCAGATTGTTTCCATAGCATCATCGTCATTCAGTAAGGGACTTACACGATCAAACTCTGACTTATCATAATTCCAATACCCATCTTTCTTTACGATCTTCATCTTAAAGTTAGCACCTTGCCAGAAATCAAATGGATTGATTGGTGATTCATCTTCAAATTCTGGTTGCATTGCATTCAGAATTTTATCAAAGATTTTCTTGCCGTACTTAAACAAGAAGACCTTACCTTCATTGGAAGGATTTGTAGGATCTTTTACTACATAGATGTTGCTGTAGTAAGAGAGTTTGCGTTTCTGCTTACGAACAGTATCCTTATCTTTCTCATTACCACTATTCCAGAGTTCACGATTATATTCTGAAACAGGATCTTTCTGACCTACAGTAGTCAGACTGTTCTCAATATACCATCCACCATTTCCTTGAAATGCATGAGTGTATAATTTTACCCATGGAACTTCCTCACCATCAACGGCAGGAAGGAAACGAATTATTGCAGAACCCACCCCTGTTTTATCCATCTCTGGTTTCCAGAGACGTTCATCGGCACCACTCGAAGTAGTGCTCATTTTTTCTACTTGCTTCACTAATTTTTCAGTGAGTGAACCAAGAGATGATTGCTTTTTAAGATTAGCAAAATTAGTCATTGATTACCTTTTGTTAGTTGGATTTGGCTTTTGTGTACTTCTTTATTCTACAGGTCGGAACCTGTTTTGTCAATTTGTTGTCTCATCACTCCAAGCATTTTTGTCATATTGCTAAAGATAACATTCATATCAACATTAATAGGAAGACCCATCATCTGAGCAGAGTCAGAAATTTTTTTCTTCATCTCTTTTGCTTCAGGATCATCAGATAAACTCAAACGTGTATAAAGAATTTGTTGTTTATTCAAAAGTTTTTCCAAGAGAATGACGTGCTCAATTTTTTCCTCTTTTGTCATCAGAGGAAATCGAAATACACTTACATAAATCTCTTCCTGCATATTTGAGATTTCAATCATCTCTGCATGGACAAGTTCAGAATTAAAAAAACTCATTGCTCTCCCAGAATAATTTCTTTCAAAATTTTACGAAAATGAAATATATCAATATTTATGAATGATCTATATTTTTTAATTCTACGACTGACTGTTTCCCACACAGGGTCATTTAATTTCTTATCAAACGTGTTCCCGAACAGGAATATTCTATCATATATCACTAGGGTTTCTAGGCTAATATTCCCGCTCAGGAAATTCCTTAAAACGACTGGATGCCCCCTTTTGCAAGTAAATACATCTTCAAATTTGTGTTCTCCAAAGAGATATTCAGATTCTTCTTTAAAAAGATATGATAGTGATTGAATTTTTTTCTGCCAGTTCTTATACCTCTCTTCACCTTCTTTGATTATATCACCAATCCAAAGAGTTTCTGGGTCAGAGCAGGATGCAAAGTTTGCTACAAAGAAATCTATAACTTCTTGATCTGTTTTTTGTCTTGATACTTTCTCAAACCACATTCTATCCTTTCGTTTGTAGAAAGATTGTACCGTTGCTCTTGATTTACCACAATACTTATGATAATCATAAGTGTCTTTCGTAAAGTGATTCTTCAGAGCAAGATATTGGCAATAGGCATCAAAGGGCATCATTCAAAAATGTAATATAGGTAATTTTTTGCCGGGAATTTTTGACCCCTAAAATGGAATTAGAAGACTAATTTGGCACGGGAAGTCTTCTTAAGAAAATTAAGTTCCGTTGCTTCATATTTAATTTTTTCTTTTAATGGTTTTGAAATAAGTTTAGGAACTGATTCTAAATCAATGCTATTCTTTTCACAAAAATAAACGATAGCATCAATGTAATTCATTTCAACATTAATTTTTACAAGGGTTTCAATCTCCTTAGCAAACTTAATTGGACAAAGGAATTTGCTTTCAAGTATCTTTTCTAGTTCATTCTCCATTCGTTGCCCCAGTATTGTGATGTACAAATTCTTTGATATAACGAACTAATAACTTAATATAATCCCCTTTGTTTCTTTTGTCAAATACCTTCACTTCTCCACCAGGTGTAACCATAATAGTAATTAATTTAACAGGAACAATCTCAGTTAATTCATAGTATGCAGCAGCATAGAATGTTTCCTGAACGAAGTAATTTTCAAGCCACTCTTCTGGTTTAATTTTTTCGGAAGTCTTAAAGTCTATAACAGCAAGTTCTCCATCATACTCTCCAATACAATCAACTCGTCCAGCAAGTCCAAAATACTCGGAGTAGAGTGTGCGTTCAATCGCATGAATATTGCTTATCTTATCCAAATAAGGTTTCGCATGATAGAACATAAACTTTGATGTGGGTTTATAGTTCTCCCATACAAGTTCTTTATTTTCCAAATAGTCCTGACAGACTTGGTGGAAATCAGTTCCTCTTGCTGTTGCTTTTTTTGTAATCCGGTTTGCTTCTTCAAGACCTACACGTTTCCTCCACTTAACAAAAATCTCACGATTATAAAATGAGGTCACAGTAGTGATTGAAGGAACCCACTTACCACTTGGTAAGTTATACAAACGAATGCTCTCTGTAGTCTTACAATTTAACTCAAGGTCACCCAAGTAATTATGATGAATAAATGTCATACACCGATTTTCATTTTTGCAGTAATATATTCTTTAACAAATCCAGATCTTACAATATCCTCTACATCAAATTCAATAATATCAATTGATGGCATTACTCTTAGTATTTTCATAAAGTCAATGATACCATTCTTTTCATTAGTTCTTATCAAGTCAGATTGTGTAGCATCACCACAGAACATAATTTTAGAATCTTCACCAACACGAGTAATGATAGAATCAAGTTCGTGAAAGTTTAGGTTCTGAAACTCATCAACAATAATGATTGATTTATCTAATGTAGTTCCACGAATAAATGAAGTACTCCAAAATTTAATAGTTTCTTGTGATTTTAAATTTCCATAAAGCATTTCGAAAGACGCTTCATCAGGCAACTCAAACATATACTTTACCATATTCTTATAAGGAATTTGATAAATATCAGACTTATCTTCATGAGATCCTGGTAAAAACCCAATTTCTCTAGTGGCAACGAGTGAACGAACGATATAAATTTTTTCATATGGTGTTTTCTCATCTAAAACATCTCTAAGAGAATTATAGAGGGTAATAAAGGTTTTACCTGTACCAGCACATCCATATGCAACAAGATTTTGATTTTTCTTATAAGAATCAAAAAGTATTTCTTGATTCTTTGTAAGAGGTTCAATCACTCTCATTATATCTTGATTGATTGGTTTCTTGCGTTTAATTTGTTTGGCAGTCATTCCAACCTCAATTGGTTGTTCGCCTCTTCTTCTTCGTGACATATGAGTTTAAACCGATTTTACTTTTGATCCAGGAACTTTTGATACCTTGTGAAGTACATCATTCCACCCCGGATGAGATTTTTTAAGTTTATCATAAACCTCACCCAGTTCTCCAGATCCAGGGCAAGTTGATGGATCGGACCAATCACGATCCCATTCAGAGTTATCATCTTTCCATTGATCCCAATCATGAACACTCAGAACAACTTCCTTCTGTTCACCTGTAACTTTATTATAAACGGGATAAGATGCCAAATTTAATTCTCCATAGTATGTAAGAGTATTTATTCTAAACTAATTGCACTCTGATACTCGCAAGGGTTACAATTATCACGAGTCCAGTTGAGAGCAAAAGAGATTGTTGGAAATTCACATGTAAAGATACAACGAATTGCTTCTGCGATTTCTTTGTGCTCTGCCTGGGTTCCGTGAGCACTGCGAAGATCTATGTAATGTATCCAAGACCTTATACTCCCACTCATATACATTCGTGTCTGAGTTGATTGTGGGAGTATGAAACGAGCACTTTCTTTTGCAACACCATTATCCAACATATGCTTATAGAGAGAAAGACCTTGCTCAAAATAAGTTTTAATTTTCTTTTGCATCAAATCAACAAACACAGGATCTAAATCATCAGTTGAGTTCTGACGATTTTTAGTATC